CTTCTATAGCTTTCTCAATCAATCGAGGTTCATCTTTAAGAGTAGCTTTATATATAGGACCATAATTGTATCCTTTGGCATAACAATCCACTATTTCACGAATCATACCTAACAGTTCTGGAGTGGGTTCATCCCAAATTACGCCATCTTCATCATGACGCACTAGGTATTCAAACTTTTTCCCAGGAGTTCCGTAACCAGCTGCTTTGTTCACATCTATACGCCTTATAAACGGGTCATTATCCGCACCATTTATAGCGCATTTGATTGTTAAAGGCTGCAGTTTTGGTATATCCTTATCGCGGATGTTTTCCAAAAACTTGTTTGTAATTATATTAATAGCCTCTCGCGCAACATCGCGATCCATAGCTATCTTATTTACTGACATTTTTCTTAAAGCTAAGTTGTACGGTGACTTGAAAGACTCGCCACTTCCAACTGGCTGCATCATCGGTCTTACGTATCGTTCGTCGCAAATAACACCCAAATGATTATAAAATATGTCGTCAAGCTTATCTCTGAAAACAGTACCTATCAGACGACTCTTTTGGCGCAAAGAAACACTGTGCAAAGTTCCATAATAATTAATTGAACCTAAATCTTCATAACGGACAGGCGATTTTATATGTGGCATAGCAATTCCTACTCTACCACTTTGGGAAAAAACACATCCTATTCCTGCACTCATATTACGAAGAGCACGTTCTATCTGTTTACGCGATACTGCTACGGCGTATGCATTGTCTGTTGTATCGTGCCCCGCACTGTGGAGACCCAAAATGCAGCTGCCTGCATCTCGTTTCCCCACTATTGGGAGACCACACTTGCCCTTGTCGTGATTGGGCCAGTGATATTCAACAACATTTGTGAGAGTAATAACACCCAACACGGCGTCATTTACATCTTGCCGCGGTAATAATCCTCTGGCGCGCACCTCATCGTTGCCGATGAAACTGCGTGCATGTGAGAAATCGTTCAATGCTTCTGGAAAATGGACTCGTATGTCTTTAAAAGCAACACCATCCAAATATAGTAATACTAAATCACTACATAATGGAAAAAGGTCTTTGCTTCTAACTTTAGTTGCATGATATCCATCGTGAGGTGTGCAACCACCTTTGACAGAAACATTTAAAATAGTCCCTTCTTTCTCATCAATTTCACCAAGGGCATGTCGGTTAATTATGGCAACATTGCCAAAAATACCCAGACAAAACGTCTTAAAATGTTTGCCAACAACGACACGCCTAGAATTTCTAGCCACTAGATTGTGCAAACTTTCCACATCGGATTTGTGCATTGAAGGCTGAAGCTGTACTGTATTCCAAATCTTCTGATTTTTCACCTTGATACGCGGATATGATACACCGCAATCGAACATAGAGTTTAAGTCGTCCATAGTTCCATTTTCAGCTTTAACTTTATTTCGATCTTCGCGCTTCAAAAACCACAGCGCCAACGCCAAACTTGAAAGAATTCCAGCTAAAACACTGAACTTCTCAGTTCTCGTTTGCATTGTGGGCATTCTACCTACCAAGGAGTGAGTTACCACATTAAATTGTTCAGCAGCATGTCTAGCGTAACGTTCCATAGAACGAGCGCTATGTTTCAATCTTCTTTCTACGTATTTGGTAGTAATGCGTCTCTTGTTTACACAAAATAAACAGGCTGTTAAAAACATAAAAAACAAGGAAATGTGCCCAGCATACCATAAAAGAAATATGATAGCATAGCACGTATATCTTCGCATAGTCTCAGTCATTTCATTGATCAACAATAATACGCTATATTCTACAGCGTGTGTACAACCACTGAAAACCAATGAAACAATCCACAAAAGAGTTGTAGTGATAAAACATCCGAAATCATAATAATCCGAACGTGTGACTACAGAGCGTGTTAAATCTAAAGCTTCAGACAATCGTCCAACTTCAGAAACAACTCCATTTTCTCTTCTTCATAGTAATTTCGATTTTTGTTTCGCACATCTTGCTCTCCTTGCTTGATGCGTTCTTCAAAATACGATTTCAAAGTGAATTCAAGGTCTTGGATATCACTACCATCACTCGCTTTTAGCAGGTATTTGCGTGTCGATACTTTATTTCCGTGTGGCTGCTCAATGTAAACATCAAAGAACCAACGATTATAATAATTTTCTTCATCATCGCACTTACTTGGATCTATTGCCGATCCCTCACCCCGGTACTGGGGTTTAACACGAGGCACGATATAGATAAAGCGCCT